CTTAAGGCAAGTAATACATATGGTTTCTATCAATCTAAAAGTATTAAACAAATGATTGCCGAAGGTCAATTAGAAGATGCTAAAAAAGATAAAGATAAAGAACGTATTGCTAAATTAGAAACAAAAATTGCCCGATACGAAAGTGATCCTGAAAAAGGTGAAGGTAAGAAAGAATTACTAGCAAAAGCACAAGCTCAGGAAGCTGCTCGCGAAGAAGCAAGATTACACGGCCCTTGGCTAACATTTTCTGGTATGTTATTCCAACTAGCTATTGTATTGCTATCAGCCAGTATCTTAGCCGTCAATAACAAAATGTATTGGGCTAGTATAGCAGTTGGATCACTAGGATTGATTTTAATGGCACAAGGCTACTGGTTATTCATTTAAGGAGTTATTATGGCTAACGAAACACCACAATTAAGCGAAAGCGAAAAGAAAAAAGAAGACTGGATGAACAGTAAATGGCGTCCAATGATGGGTTGGATGTATATGGTCGTTTGTACCATGGACATGGTTGTATTCCCAATATTATGGAGTCTACTACAGACATTTACCCATACACAAATAACACAATGGAATCCGTTGACACTGCAAGGTGCTGGATTATTCCACATTGCAATGGGTGCAGTTTTAGGTATTGCGGCATTTGGTCGCACACAAGAAAAATTAAACGGTGCTAACAACGGTGGATTGAGTCAACCTAATCTGGGAACAACATATGTTCCGCCTACACCAATACCAGGAGGAACAAATAATGGCAACTCAGCGGCACCAACAACAGGATTTGGCACCGGGACTTCAGCATTTGGCGCTCCGTCAGCAGGAAGCTTCGGCAACACCGGCGGTTTTGGTTCACCAGCACCGGGAACAACAGTTGCCCCAGTACCAAGTTGGGGAACAACACCGATTGCATCAACACCAGCAGTTGTAACAGGGTTTGGGGGTAAGCCAGCGCCTGCACCACAACAAGATCCATTATTATAAGGAACAACTATGTTAGATACATTATTTTACATTATAGTCGGTGCATTTATTGGATGGAATTTTCCACAACCAAGTTATGCAAAAACTTTTCAAGAAAAATACTTGCAAAAGTATATTGACAAATTAAAAACATTATTATTCTTTTGGAGATAACATGAAAAAATTATTAGCATTATTAGCACTTACACTAGCAACTTCGGCATTTGCAGAAGCTGAAATTAAAGAAGTATGCAAGGACAAAGTAGATAAAGCAGGTAAAACTGTAATGAAGGCAGGAAAACCTGTACAAGATTGCAAAAAGATCAAAGTACATAAGAAACTAGAAGGTACAGCAGTTCCTGTTAAAAAATAAAGGTAAAAGAATCACTTGATTCTTTTGTTTAAATTGTCTATACTTAGAGTATGGATGACCACTATCAAACCTTAGGCGTAGCTAAATCAGCTAGCCAAGATGAAATTAAATCAGCTTACAGAAAGCTAGCAAGTAAAAACCACCCAGACAGAGGCGGAGATACAGCCACGTTTCAAAAAATTCAGGCCGCCTACGATGTCATAGGTGATGCTGCAAAACGTGCCGAATATGACAATCCACCTGCACATGGATTTCATACTCAAGGAGGAATGCCTCAGGGTTTCGAAGACATATTTAGACATTTTGGTGGATTTGGAGATATGTTTGGCAATCACGGTGCTCGACAACAGATGCAACGAAATAGAACATTAAATCTGCAAACCGCTATTTCTTTAGAAGAAGCTTATAGTGGTAAAGATTTAGTTGCAACAATCAATCTTCCTACAGGCAGAGACCAAGTTATTAATGTAAAAATTCCTGCAGGAGTAGTAGATGGAACAGTTCTTCGTCTACAAGGACTAGGTGATGATACACATGCTAATTTGCCAAGAGGTGATATCCATTTATCTATTACAGTAATGCCCGATCATCGATTTGAAAGACAAGGTGATGATTTACTTAAAGAAATTGAAGTTGATGCGTTAGATGCTATATTAGGAACTGACATTGCTGTCGAAACAATTGATCATAAAACATTAAGCGTTTCAATAAAACCAGGAACGCAGCCTGGAACAATAATGGGGGCACAAGGTTATGGTATGCCAAATATGCATGATAACAGATATAAAGGAAGATTATTATTTAGAATTAAAATTATAATCCCAACACTGTTAACCAATGAACAAAAAGAATTGATCAAGCAAGCAAGAACTTAAATATCTTTATGTTAGAACTAGTAAAATTTCCAAACCCTATATTAAGAGAAGTAATTCCAGAATTTGATTTTAGCAATCCTTCCGAAGATCCCAAGCAACTTGAAAAAGACATGTTAGAACTCATGTATTCGATGGAAGGCATTGGACTTGCAGCAACGCAAGTAGGCAAACGTGTAAGAATGTTTGTAATCGGTAATGCAGCAGAGCCAGAGAAAGGCGAAGCATTTTTTAATCCACAAGTAATTGCTAATACAAAAGACTTAGATGACCTGGAGGAAGGATGTTTGAGTTTTCCCGGGATTTATGTTAAAATTAAACGACCTAAAGCAATTAAAGCTCGATGGCAAAACAGCGCCGGTGAATGGCAAGAAAGCGAATTTAGCGGTTACGACTGCAAGTGCTTCTTACATGAACTAGATCATTTAGAAGGTATAACCTATCAGGATCGTGTTAGCACCCTTAAATGGGCGTTAGCAGTTAAGAAAACAAAAAAGAGAGCTATTAATGTTAGAACCAAATAAAGAATTATCAAAGATGTTTGAACGTGCCATCACTGTGGCTATTGAAAAAAACCATGAATATCTAACATTAGAACATTTTTTATACGGAATGGTAATGGATGACAAATTTTCCGAAATGTTGTCTAATTACGGAGCAACTGTTGATTCTTTAAAATCTGATCTTACAAAGTTTATCAAATTAGATCTTAAAGAAATTGCCACTTTAGAAAAAGATGAGAGACCTAAAAAAACCAATACAGTCGAACGTATGCTAAATCGTGCGTTTACTCAAGTATTGTTCAGTGGTCGTCAACAAATTGAACCAATAGATTGTCTTATTAGTTTATTTTCAGAAAAAAACAGTCATGCTCATTATTTTATGCGTAAAGCAAAAATCGAAAAAGATAAGTTTTTAGAATTTATTAATAAAGATCCTTCTATTATTGACGAAAAAGAAGCAAGCGAAGTTAATGATCGTCAGTTAGAAAAAGTTCTTATTCAATTTTGCACTAATTTAAGCGCACGAGCAAAAGAAAAAAAGATTGATCCAGTAATTGGTCGTGACAAAGAAATTGAAGAACTTACACTTGTTCTTGCACGTCGACAAAAAAGTAATGTCATGTTGATTGGTGATCCAGGAGTGGGTAAGACTGCTATTGCCGAAGGTATTGCACGTAAGATTTTTGAAGGAAATGTTCCTAAGTTTATCCAAAATCACAGTGTTTATAGTTTAGATATCAGTGCTATGCTGGCAGGTAGTAAGTATCGTGGTGATTTTGAAGAGCGTCTTAAAGCTGTCATTAATGCACTTGAAAAGAAAAAGAATTGTATATTGTTCATTGACGAAGCACACATGATGAGTGGCGCCGGAGCAGTCAGTGGCGGAAGCAATGATATGAGTAATATGCTTAAACCTGCCTTGGGTAAGGGCACTATTAAGGTTATTGCATCAACTACTTGGGAAGAGTTCCGTAAACACTTTGAAAAGGATCGTGCCCTAATGCGTCGCTTTCAACGTGTAAGCATTAACGAGCCAGATGAAGCAACTGCTATTAAGATTGTTAAAGGTCTTAAAAAGTATTATGAAAAACATCACAATGTTAAAATTACTAATCAAGCAATTATTGATAGTGTGAAATACAGTGCCAAATATATGAGCGATAAAAAATTGCCCGATAAGGCATTTGACCTAATTGACTGTGCTAGTGCTCGATTCAAATTGCGTGATGAAGAAAACGGAATTGTTGATCACGATGAAATTTTATTTGAAGTTTCTAAACTTACAGGTCTTCCTTTAGATACAATTGCTGCTAAAGAAAATAACAATCTTAAAAATCTTGATAAAAATATGCGAGCAAAGGTATATGGTCAAGAAAAAGCAATTGAAATATTGCTTGATAAGATTTTTATTGCTCAAGCAGGACTAAAAGCACCCAATAAACCAGTTGGTAGTTTTTTGTTTACAGGTCCAACAGGCGTAGGTAAAACTGAAGCAGCCAAACAACTTAGTGCAAATATGGGTGTAGAACTAATACGTTTTGATATGAGTGAATATCAAGAAGCACATTCAGTTGCTAAATTTATCGGTAGTCCTCCAGGTTATGTAGGTTTTGAAGATAATGCAGGTCAGTTAATTACTAAACTTCAAGAACATCCAAATGGTATCTTATTGTTTGACGAAGTTGAAAAAGCTCATCCAAGCGTGTTAACTGTTTTACTACAACTAATGGATAACGGTTTTGTAACTGGTAGCAATGGTAAGAAAGCAGACGGTCGCAATGCTATTATTATCATGACTAGTAATTTGGGTGCTGCAGATGCTGAGAAAAACGGTGTCGGTTTTGGTAGTTTAGAACGCGATAGCGATCCTAAAGATGCTATTAATAAATTCTTTGCCCCTGAGTTCCGCAATCGTTTAGATGGTATTATTCGATTTGGTAAGTTAGATCATGAAACAACAATTAAAGTTGTTAAGAAATTTATCGACGAACTTAACAGTTTGCTTAAAGATCGAAACGTGCATGTCAAACCTACTTTTGAAGCAGTTGAATTTCTTATTAAGAAAGGATTTGATAAGAAAATGGGTGCTCGACCATTACAAAGAACTATTGATGAATTAATTAAAAAACCGTTGAGCAAAGAAATATTGTTTGGTAAACTTGTTAACGGAGGTGTTGTAGAAGTAGGCGCCAATGAAGATGGGCTAACACTTAACTATGTTGATGTGCTACCGATGACTGAAAAGGTAAAAGATGAAGATCGAGAAGCTGAAAACCAGTAAGCTGTTTTATAACAAGTGGCCCTACAAGGTCACTTGTAAATTAGAACACGTTAGTAGTGTTATGTCTCATAGACCTCGATTCTCATACGGATATTACGGTCGTCATAAGAAAATTTCATACGACGAACAAATGGCGCTTGATGCTTTTAAAAAAGCAGTTACTCCATTATTGAAAAGAGATATAAAGTATCGAGTAGAAAACAATTACTTTAATATTTTTTGCAGTGATAAAAAAATATTGGCGCAGATTGATAAAAGATTAAATCAGTGGATTGAACATATCTATGGTCCAACTAGCGACGAAGAACTAGAATACTTAACTGCAAACGGACATAAAAAACGAGTTTGTGATAAATTACCTAAAGACATATATCAATATCGTGTATACTTTAAGCATAGTATGCCCGACACTACAAAAGAAAATTTTTTAAATTGGTCATTAAAATACGAAGGTAAACTAGAGTTATCTAGGTCTACAAAAAAATGGATGGCAGGAGATCATCATTGGTTCCAGGGACCCTTTATGTATGTCAAAGATGGTGCTACACTAAGCATGGTAGGTCTTTTTCTAGCAAAAAATATTAAATTAGTTGAAGAATTTGTATTAAGAGAAAGCATAAATACACCATCGGAGTAATCTTATGTCGGCATTGAGTTCTCAATTTAAATTTATCATTAATACAGGGACATTTACAGCAACGTCTGTGGCTATTCCTTCTGCTGCGTTTGCACAGGATAGCACATCGTTGTTTAAATCTAATCCCGAAAAAGGTGATGGATACTTTGGATCAGCCGACGGACTTCATACTGTTACCTATACAGTTACACCAAACTTTGCAGGAACTTTAACCATGCAAGCATCTTTAGCTACTGACCCTATAGAATCAGATTGGTTTAATATCAATAATACTACTGTTCGGTATTCAACTCCGACAATTCCTTCTACAACTACAACTAATTATTTTAACTTTACAGGTAACTTTGTTTGGGTAAGAGCAGTTGTTCAACGTAGTGCTGATCAGCCCAATGGGTCTGTTCAGTGGATCAACTATAATCACTAATCTCCTTTCAACAAAAAACCGTATAAATACTCCATATTGGAGCATTCAATGAAATTATACGAATTTTTCAGCGTACCGCAAAGCGACGAAGAAAAAGACCCTAGAGACAATGTATGGGGCAAAACCGCAGACGAAGAACAAAAACTGGCAGATGAAGTCTACTGGTTTATTCTTGATGATGATCATTTACACAAAGAATGCTTTATGCCACTGGCACAAGAAATATATGAAAAAATGCAAGACAAAACTTTTGATCGAGGTGAATTTACTAAAAAGTGGTTACCTATGGTCAATAAAGGTTGTTTAAAGTTTTACAAAAAACACGAAATGACAGAAGATCCTAAAGATATGTTCACTAAGGAAATGCGTAAGTCTCTGTGCCAACGATTTGCTGATGAACATCACCCTGCTATTGAAAAAGGCGAATTTAAATTAAAGTGATGTTATGGGAAAAAATGTTGTTCCAAATGCAGTAGATTTACATAAAAAAGATGTAATTCCTTTAACAATAAATTTAATCAAATTATTACCTAAGGGTATTAATATTTTTCCCATTGGCTCAGCTGGACAAAAGGACGTAAGTTCTGATGCAGATTTTTTGATCGATGCGTCAGAACTGATGACAGCATTTCCTACTGCCACATTAAGCGAAAGTAGAAAAGCGTTAGAAACATATTTTAAAAACATAGGATTGTTTGCTGCAAGAACAGGTATCAGTGTTCATGTTGGGATTGCAATTAATTCTACCGATGTTATACAGGTAGATTTGATGGCTGTTGAAAATGCTAAAGAAGTAGCACCATTACATCAACATGATTACAGTGAAAATCCTACTATGAAGGGCGGCACACTACATGCTATTTGGGCAGATTTAGCTAGGATGAGTTCTACACCGGGTCATAACAGTGTTATGATTAGTCCATACAAAGGTTTAGTAAATCGAGAAACAAAAGAATTTATTACCAGCAGTAAAGATGATATTGCAAAAATTATTATTGGTCCAACCGCAAGCTCTTGCGATATGAGATCCGTTAGTGCTATAATGCAGGCATTAACTCCTTATCCTGAAAAATTTAGTGCAATATTAAATGCCTATTGCACTCAGACAGAAACAGTATGAAATTTACAGACCTAATTACAGAATCAAAACTTCCAGTTGTAGGTCGCAGATACCAACACATTGAAGATCTTGTTTTTACTAACGGCAGCATCGGCGGCTTACATGCCGCTGAACGTTTAAAACAAATAGCAACAGAAGGCACTAATATTGAATTAAAATGGGATGGTAGCCCTGTTCTATATTGGGGTCGCGATAGCCAAGGTCAATTTAGTATGATGCCAAAGAATGCATGGGATTATGTCAAGCGCGGCAAATCTACACTAGACAACGGAATTAGCACTGTCATGAGGAATGCTAAAGATGTTGAAAACTTTATACTTAATACCGGCACATCTTCGGATGTTCGTGAATCATTTGCAAAACGTGTTGCAGGATTATGGTCATATTTAGAAAAGGCAAGCCCTTCTTATGGATATGTCGAAGGCAGTATATTATTTGATCATGTTCAATGTCCAACACTAAACACTGCTACTAATGAATACGACTTTACTCCAAATATTACCAGTTTTCATATTCCGACCAATAGTAAACTTGGACAAAGAATTGCAGAAGCAAAAGTTATGGTAGCAGTTACAGGATACTATGACAGCATCGGTAGTATAACTGAGGGTAGATTTCCAGATGCCAATATATTATCTACTCGCGACGTAATTGTTCAAGGAACAACATTTGTCGAAAAGGCTCCTATAGTAAACACATTAGGCATAGATCTTGCAGAAAGATTAATTGAAGAATATGCAGAAGTTATTGATAATTTTTTAAAACCTGTTCCTGGTATGAGCAAACCGGGTGAAATTCTTTATAAATTTTTCAATCAAAATTTACGTGTGCCTGGTGTTAAACACAGATTTCAAGAATGGGCTATTGAAAATTTATCAACAAAACAAGCTCAAAAGATATTGAGTCAGCCTGGATTAAATACAGTGTTGGGTATTGTTGAAACACTAACACAGGAAAAAATGCAGGTAATTGAAGCAATTAGTAGCGTTTCGCATAATAGTATTAGGCAAACAAAACCCGAAGGATATGCGCAAGCACATCCAGGAAAAGAATTTAAGCGTGACCTTCCGGGTCAATTTATTAAAATGATTGATCAAGCTAACTGGTCACCGAGGAAATAAGATGTTATTAAATCAAATATTTGAAAACAAGATAGTAGAAGGGTTAGTTAGAACCGGCCGCAATAATACAGCCGTTATTGGTTGGGGTCGCGGTATGGGACATATTGGTCATATGTATTTGGCCAGCAGTGTTATTACTCATGCTAATGAGTGTAAAGCAGATCCGTATTTTGTTGTTAGTCGCACAGTGGGTAAAGATGATCCACTAACTCCTGCTGAAAAACTTTCTATTTACAAACGAGTATTTGCAGAGCATAAACATATCTTTCAATCAACATCTGATGCTGCTCCCGACTTAAACCGTATTATGAGTAAATTGCACGAGCACGGATATAAAAAAGTTATTGTAGTGCTTGGCGAATCCGAAGTTGCTGCATTTCAATATTTGAAGAACTATAACGGCAAAACTACTAAAGCAGGTGAAGTTCTTTATGCATTTGAAAGTATTGATGTTATCAGCCGTCAACAAACTAATGATCCTAGTAGAACACTAGCAGGTCCTCGTGCAACCGATATGAGAAATATTCTGTTAGATCCTAATAAACTTGATGAAGATAAATTTGCATTTTGGCGAGATGCAATGAGTCCTAAATTGGCCGACGATGAAGTTCATATGATTATGAAACTTGCAGAACATCGATTAAAAAATTTAGTAGAAAATTTTGCTGATGGTAAGAACCCAGGTCGAAAAGGACTAGCCAAACGTAGCGGTGTTAATACCAAAGCATCAGTTAGTAGTTTGCGTAATACTGCTAAACATAGTTCAGGTGAAAAACAACGTATGGCACATTGGTTGGCTAATATGAAAGCCGGCCGAGCTAAAAATGAAAGCGAAGGTGATGCAGAAGGTGTTCCCCATGTTACTAAAGAATTACTACAGCACATTGTTCAACAAGTTGGCACAGAAGGCGCACATGCAATTGTTAAGAGTTTAGAATGGGGCGACGGTGCAGCCAAAGAATTATTGCATTTAATTGTTAATGATCTAAAAAATGATATTAGCATGGCAGAAAGTGTTAAGCAACGATTGAGGCAAGGTGTGGAGGAAGGTAAACATAAAGAAGGCACTAAAATCAAAGGCGGCGTTAGAGTTAATAACTGTGTTCCTAATGAAAGTATAGAAGAAGGCTCTCCTAACTTCAATAGTGAATGGGACGAAGCAACCCGATATTCCGAATTTGTTAATCTAGGTAAAGAAAAATGGATTGAACTTGTAAGCAAAGGCAAACCGGTAACAGTTACAAGAAAAAATGTTAACAAAATAAACAATACCGACGCCGCCGATGTTAGAAGTTTTAAACTACTAGACCCCGAAAAACAAAAGCGAGCGTTGGCACAACTTGCCACTGGCAACGTGGAAATGCCCATTGTTGCTAGATACAGCAACGGCCATTTAGAACTAATAGGCGGTAATACAAGATTAACTGCTCAAATGGCAAAAGACGGCCAAGCTAAAGTTTGGTTATTTAATGTGCCAGAAGAATTACAGCAAGGTGTAGCGGAAGGCTCGGATCTCTCTACGTCAACCCTTACTGGTGAAATTCCTACATTAATGGGTCATCGAAAGAAAGAACAAAGAGACTTGATAGAAAAATATGCTCTCCACAACAGAGAGCAAGACTATTTTGAATTATTCGTAGAGTTGTCAGGTAAACCTATGTCTGAAATTTATAATATGAATGATTCACATCGGTTAGCGAATGAACTTTATAACTTGGGATCTCAAATTGCTAGTGATTGGCGCAACATTAGTAACCCCACATTCAGCCGTCGTGAATATCTCAACCAAATAATGAGCGATTGGTATAAATTATTTAAAAAATCAATTCAAAAATACAAGAGTATGAATCAAGGTGTGACGGAAGAGTGGAGTCAAAAGTATAAGAGCAGCATTAACTGTAGCCATCCAAAAGGTTTTAGTCAAAAGGCTCACTGTGCTGGCAAGAAGAAGCATGAAGAAAGTATGATGACAATGGAAGCAGTATGTCCAGACTGTGGTATGTGTCAAACACACGGCAATCTTAATGAGATCAAGAAAGGTCAAAAGGATGCCAACGGTTTTACTCGATGCTGGCCTGGCAAACATGCTGTAGGTACTAAAAAGGGTAAGAACGGTGGACAAGTGCGTAACTGTAAGCCTAATGAAGATGTAGAAGAAGCCGCTAACGCTGCACAACAGGCAGCTATTGCTAAAAAGAAAAAGAAAAGTATGTCAGAAGGATCCTTAACTGAATTTTCTCAAAATAAAGACGGTAGAGAAGAAGGACCGGGAGATGATCCTTACAAGTATCCCAAACCAGAACACTATAGTCGTAGCGGTGACTTCTTTGAAAAATTTGAAGCAGATCATTTTGACCACGAAGACTTTGATGATGATACTGGCACATTCAAAGGCTACTGGGGAAATAAACAAATTGCATATTTTAAATTTGATAATCCACAACTCACTGATAGCGAAGATCCTGGTATGGGTTGGTACTACGAGCCACAAATCGAAGGAGTAGAGGAAGAATTAACTCTTGACGAACAATTTGATATTATTGAAGAAATGGTTGAGCAAGTAGCAGCCGAGTACGGAGTTGATCCAGAAGTTATTTGGGAAGACTTTGATGCGGTAGATGATGATACTCTGTTAGAATCTGCTGCTTGGCATCGCAAAGCAGGAAAAAGTAAAACAGGCGGATTAAATGCTAAAGGCATTGCTAGCTATCGCAGAGAACATCCAGGAAGTCACTTGCAAAAAGCTGTGACTACTAAACCTAGTAAATTAAAACCAGGTAGCAAAGCTGCTAAACGTCGTAAGAGTTTCTGTGCTAGAATGGGCGGAAGTAAAGGCCCTATGAAGAAACCTAATGGTGATCCTACTCGTAAAGCATTAGCACTCCGCAAATGGAATTGTCACGAAGGTATTGAGTATACAGTAAACGAAGAAGCTGTTGATAACGGTCCATACGAATATGTAGTTCATTATAACAATCCTAAAACTAGAACTTCTGGTACTAGAACGGTAAAAACTACTCAACCTGCTCCAAAATCTGATAGTCCGGGCGCTAAGAAGTTTTTTGGAAAATGGACAGGACACTATCAAGCACACGAAAAACGCTCTGATATTGACAATCGTGCACATCATGTTGTTACACAGGGCGAAAAGAAAACTGAAAGCAGAGTAATTCCAGTAGATGAAAGTATCGAAATACAAATGGCCAAGTTGATTAAGATATTAGAAAATAAAAAATGAAGCAATATAGGATTACCAAAGCAGATATATTACAAGACAGTCCAGATGACTGCTATCTCTCGCCGGGTGATCCTATACACGAATTAAAAATTGCCAGTTATCTCGGCGGATTAGGCAGTGAAGCTCGTTTGCAGGAATACAAAGCCAAGCAAAGAGAAATAAATAAGAATGGTAACACTTTAATGTCGGGCAACGATAAAGCTGCATACATGAAACAGAATAATATTAAACCAGGAACGCCCGCTTGGTTTGAACTATGGTATGGAAAGAAAAATGGATGACTTATACAACGCTACTAAGATAGCATTTGCTAGTGAATTTAGTTTTTATCTAAAAGCACACAACTTTCACTGGAATGTAGAAGGCTCAGATTTTCACGAATATCATCTGTTGTTTGGTGAAATTTATGAAGAAGTATACGGAAGTATTGACGAATTTGCAGAAAAAATTCGCGGAGTAGGCACATATGTTCCTGCTAGTTTCACTCGATTTAATATGTTAAGTCAGGTTGCTGACGAGACACACGTTATCCCTAAAGATCAAATGGTTTTAGAACTGCTTAATGATAACGAAAAGATGGTTAAAATATTAAAAATGGCCTATGACATTGCAGAGGCACACGGAGAACACGGTTTCTCTAACTTCTTAGCAGAACGTATGGATGCACATCGTAAGCATGGTTGGATGTTACGTGCCAGCACAAAAGGTCAATAATGAGAGCATACGAATTTATTATAGAAGGTAAACCAGAAGGTAAAATTCCTCATCATCAAAAAGGCCCGATGGGAGCGGTCCACAAAAGCCGAGATGTAGGTGGATACGATCGAACTAATCATGCTTATAGGATGGGTATGGCTATGGCCATGGCTGACGGTAAAAGTAAAAAAGCAGTAGATATGGATAGCGCCAGCTGGATTGAAAAATATAATACTGTGCATCCTTATACCAAAGAAGAACACAATATGATTCATTCTGCAATGAATACAATACCAACTGATCATAAAACAGTATCTAACGATCACAAAAGTAGAGAAACTGACGACACACACAGAGTAAGTCCAGTATCTGCATGGAATACAAAATCTACAAAGAAGAAAACAAAATGAGAATGAAAGAATTATTTGAAGCAGCTGATTATGATGAATATAATGACGAAGGTCAAATGATCAAAA